CGTAAGGTTAAAAGCAGAAACCACTTTAAGCCTGTACGTTATGTTGAAAAGAAGATACAAGTACCTTCTGTTCGTCAACGTAACGGACAGCTTATGGGTTCGACTTTATCCTTCCCTATCCTTTGTATCATCAACCTAGTAGCATACTGGTATGCTCTAGAGACTTACCTAGGTCAACAAGTTGAACTTGAAGACTTACCGGTGCGTATCAACGGTGATGATATTCTTTTCCCTTCTAATGCTGAAATGTACGCCATCTGGAAAGAAAAGATTCGCAGCGTGGGTTTCGACTTGTCTATAGGTAAAAACTATATACATAGCCGTTACTTTACTATGAATTCTTTACTTTTCTCTGAAAACCGTACTACAGGAACTGTTGATCAGATTCCTTACTTTAATCCAGGTCTCTTAACCGGAAAGGCTAAGGTCACCGCCCGTGATAATGTCAGGGTTTTACCCCTCTGGGATTGGTATGAAGAAGTTATTAACGGTGCCAGAGATAAGTGGAGGGCCCATAAAAGGTTTATCCACTATCACAAGTCACTGATAAAGCAACTAACCAGAAACGGTAAGTTGAACTTGTTCATCAATCGACATTTAGGTGGTGTTGGCTTCCCGCTGGATCCCGAAGTCAGAAAGCATATAACCATCACAAGCTATCAACGGAAGTTAGCTCACTATTACATGAGAAACACCGTTAGAAGGGCTCGATCTGGTATCGATCCAACTAAGTTTGTCCTACGGTTAGTAAAGAAAGAAACCAAAACAAAATCTTATACCTGTATAGATTTAGGTTTCCATGATCGACTGGAGTATATTCCAGAAACGTCACCTTTAAACGTAAATCAAAGTAATGAAACGAAGAGGCTATACGATCTTCCCCTCATGTCACAAAGACCAACAAGTTTCTCTAAGCCCCTGCTTACTATTAAGCACGGTGTTAGACTACCATCTTCTTGTAAGATGAGTAGAGAACCTAGATTGAAAACCGATAAATTGTTCAGTTTTCCATACAAACTTGTCAGTGTACATGATCTTCCGGTAGGTTATCAACTTTCCGATTACTCGATTGAAGATTCCCAATTCTTTGATCCTGAAATAGGACAGCAGAATAACCGCTATCGATCAAAGGGCTGGTATTGGATTGACTTCAATACTGGTCACCTACACTACCAAGACAAGACCTATAAATCTAAGGATTCTTGGAGGAAACCTCTTGTTGTACATGTGTAATTGGGTCATATGTATTAAATTGACTAAAACGGTGTAAGCTGGGTATAGAGCTTGCTCAATACTTCCGTGCTAAATCGCCTGGAGCGT